GGTGGTTACACACCATCAGAGGGTAATAATGGTGGTAACGGTGCTGCAGGCAACTACGCGGCCGGAGGCGGTGGTGGTGCTGGGGCTATTGGTGGTCACGCTACCGCTCCAGTGGGAGGCACTGGCGGTGTAGGGGTTTCTGATAGTATTACTGGTAGTGCTGTATTCTATGCTGGCGGTGGTGGCGGCGGCGGTATCAATAGTGGTGGTACAGCTTCAGGCGGTAACGGCGGTGGCGGTGCTGGTAGTAGTGTGAATAGTGGAACATCAACTGCTGCAACGGCTAATACTGGTGGTGGCGGTGGAGGCGGGCCAGGCGGTGGTAACAGCACTAGTGGTGCTGGTGGTTCTGGCATTGTTATTATTAGTTACACACCATAGGAGATATAGATAATGGCACATTTTGCAAAAGTAGAAAAAGGTATCGTTGTACAAGTCATTGTGGCAGAGCAAAGTCATGTTGATACTCTGGATGGCGATTGGGTACAAACTTCTTACAATACTTTAGGGGGTAAAACAAATAGCATTGTTAGTAAACCGTTGCGTAAAAACTTTGCTGGTATCGGTAGTGTTTACGATAAAGATAGAGATGCTTTCTATGACCCACAACCTTTTAAAAGTTGGACACTAAATGAAGATACTTGTTTATGGGAACCGCCAGTAAAATATCCAGATAGTCCGCCCGATAAAGGAAATTGGCAGTGGAATGAAGATAAAAAAAGCTGGGAAACAGACTGGCGTTAATCTGAATAAATAATTGCATGACTGATGCAAACCACTATCTAGGAAATCCCCTACTAAAGAAAGCAAATGTTCCTGTTGAATGGACACAGGAACAGATTCTTGAATACAAGAAATGCATGGAAGACCCTATGCACTTCTGTATTAAATACATCAAGATTGTTTCTTTGGATGAGGGATTGATTCCTTTCGATATGTTTCCATTTCAAAAAGAGATGGTTGGAACAATTCACAACAACAGATTTACGATATGTAAGTTGCCCAGACAGTCTGGTAAAACAACAACTATTGTATCCTATATTCTACACTACGTTCTATTTAATCCCAACATGAATGTTGCTATTCTTGCAAACAAGGCTGCAACCGCAAGAGATATCTTGTCACGTTTACAACTTGCATATGAGAATCTACCCAAATGGTTACAGCAAGGAGTGATGTCTTGGAATAAAGGTTCACTAGACTTAGAGAATGGGTCACGCATTGTTGCGTCATCCACATCTTCTAGTGCAGTTCGTGGTGGTTCATACAACCTAATATTCTTGGATGAGTTTGCCTTCGTACCGCACAATGTCGCAGAGGACTTCTTTAGTTCTGTGTATCCCACAATTTCATCTGGTAAGACAACCAAGGTGATTATTGTTTCTACACCAAATGGTATGAATCTATTCTATAAGTTATGGAGTGATGCAGAGACAGAAAGAAACTCTTATGTTCCCATTGAGGTTCACTGGTCAGAGGTGCCTGGTAGAGATGAGAAGTGGAAAGAAGAAACTATTGCAAACACCTCACAGGAACAATTCAATCGTGAATTTGAGTGCGAGTTCTTGGGTTCTGTCAATACACTTATTCATCCCACAAAGATTAAATCGTTTCATTACGATGACCCAATAAAGAAAAATGCTGGTATTGATGTATATCAAAACCCAAAAGAAGGACATACCTATGCACTTGTAGCAGATGTTGCAAGGGGTACAAACAATGACTATTCTGCATTTTTTGTATTTGATGTAACACAGTTGCCATATCGTATTGTTGTCAAGTATCGTAGTAATGAAATCAAACCCCTCTTGTTTCCAACAATTATTCATCAAGTCGCAAGGTCATATAATAAAGCATATACAATGATAGAAGTAAATGATATAGGTGAACAAGTTGCAACTGCACTACAGTATGATTTAGAATATGATAATCTAGTTATGGCGTCAATGCGTGGTCGTGCTGGTCAGATTCTTGGTGCTGGTTTCTCTGGTGGTAGAGCACAGTTAGGTGTGAGGACAACTAAAGCGGTAAAAACTCTAGGTTGTTCAAACCTTAAACAAATGGTTGAGACAGACAAACTAGTCATCAACGACTATGAACTTATTGACGAGTTATCAACCTTTGTACAACATGGACAATCATATCAGGCAGAAGAAGGACACACAGATGACCTTGCAATGTGCTGTGTATTGTTTGCGTGGATGACAAACCAACAATATTTTAAAGAACTTACTGATATTGACCTTAGAGAAAAAATGTTCTTAGAACATCAAAATCAATTAGAGCAAGACATGGCACCATTTGGTTTCTTCTCTGATGGACTAGAAGATGAGAATATTGGTGAGATGGTTGATGAGTATGGTACACGTTGGTCACCGATTGTGAGGAACTACGATACAAATTGGTAAATGTCTATATAATTTCAACAATGTCGTTTTCAATTTTAAGGTAACAGTTAGCACACACAATCTTAGATTGGTCAATAAGTTTTATGACCTCTTGTCGTGATTGTGAATTTAAACCCTTACGCTTAGACATAGAACGTATTTTAGAATCATGTGGGTAGAATTGAAGACAAGCTGTTTCAGTTTCCCCACAATTACAACAGGATTGATTTGCAAGGAACTCGTTGACCCAGATTACTCTCTTTCGATAGTTTCTCTTTGTCACTTCTTTGATGGTTTCCTTGTATTGTTTGTAATGAGACATGAATCTATTTATATGCAGAGGTGCATATAAAAATGGGTTTTGAAAACTAAAAAATCATAAATATATGAGAAGTGAACAACTTTACATAAAGTAAATAGGAGAAACAAAAATGCCCTTTCAATTATCGCCTGGCGTTCTTGTTAAAGAGATAGACCTTACTAATGTTGTTCCTGCTGTCGCAACTTCAATTGGTGCAATGGCTGGTGCTTTCCAGAAAGGCCCAGTTGGAGAAATCACTGCGATTGGTTCGGAACAAGAACTAGTAAAAGTCTTCGGTAAACCAAACGGAAGCAACTTTGAGACATGGTTCACCGCTGCAAACTTCTTGCAGTACGGTAATGCTCTTAGAATAGTTCGTGCAGAGAGTGGTATTAAAAATGCCACCGCAAACGATGCTGGTTTACTTATCAAGAATACTACAGACTATTTAAATAACTACTCTGCTGGACAAGGTTCAGTTGGAGAGTGGGCTGCGAGAACTGCTGGTACACATGGTAATTCACTTGGTGTATCGGTTTGTCATAACGCAACCGCATACGAACAACACTTGACAAGTTCCAACCAGACAGTTGGTGAAGATGCTAAAGGTGCAACGGTAATCAAAGTGGATGCTGGAACAGCATTCAACGTGGGTGACTTGATTGCATTCTCGTCTGCTGACGCATCTTCGGATGCAACTGCATTCGCACACATTTCTGGTGATGAAGGTAATGAATATGAAATTACCGCAATTAATACACACGACTTAACAGTTAGACTAAAAGATGACCCAAATGGTAAGGGTGTACAAGCAATCATTCCAGACAACTCATTCATTCGTAGACGTTGGAGATTTTACGATTTGTTTGATGCAGCGCCTGGAACATCCCCATATGCAACTGGTAAAGGTCTTCTTAGTGATGAAATCCATGTTGTTGTCTTTGACAGAACTGGTGACATCAACGGATTTAGAGCAGATACCGCTGGAGAGAGAACACAGTCTGTTCTAGAAACATTTGCATTTGTATCACAGGCTGCATCCGCTAAAACACCACAGGGTGGAACAAACTTCTATCCAGATGTAATCTACAATCAGTCAGAATTTGTTTACTGGATGGATCACGATGGTACATTAAGTAACGCTGGTACTGACCCTGTTGCTGGTACTACATTTGCATCAACTGCTGGTAAAGGTGGTATTTCTGATGAAACCCTTGCTGGTGGAACAGATGACTATGCAGTAACAGTTGGTGAACTTGGACTTGCATATGACTTCTTTGAAGATGCAGAGACAGTCGATGTAAATCTTATCATGGCTGGTACATCCCCTGCTGGTGCAGACGGAACTACTCATGCAACCAATCTGATTGACCTTGCAGAAGCAAGAAAAGATTGTGTGGTGTTTATCTCACCTCGTAGAGCAGATGTTGTAAACATTACAAGTTCAATCACCCAAGGCACAAACGTAAAAACATTTTTCGATGGACTTTCAAGTTCGTCTTATGCAGTATTCGATAGTGGATACAAGTATATGTACGACAAGTTCAACGATGTGTATCGTTTCGTACCACTGAATGGTGACATCGCTGGTCTTTGTGCAAACACAGACACAGTTGCAGACCCATTCTTCTCGCCTGGCGGTTTCAACAGAGGACAAATTCGTGGTGCGATTAAACTTGCGTTTAATCCAACCAAGGCACAGAGAGATATTCTCTATCCTGCTAGAATTAATCCAGTTGTTACATTCCCAGGCCAAGGAACAGTTCTATTCGGTGACAAAACTGCACTGACTAAACCAAGTGCATTTGACCGAATCAATGTTCGTAGATTGTTTATCCTTCTGGAAAAAGCAATCGCAACTGCTGCTAAGTTCCAGCTGTTTGAGTTCAACGATGAGTTTACTCAGGCACAGTTCAGAAACTTGGTAGAACCGTTCTTGAGAGATATCCAAGGTCGTAGAGGTATCACAGACTTCTCAGTGGTTTGTGATGGTACAAATAACACAGGTGAAGTTATTGACCGAAATGAGTTTGTTGCAGACATCTTCATCAAACCTGCTAGGTCTATTAACTTTATTCAACTCAACTTCATCGCCGTGAGGACAGGGGTTGCATTTTCAGAGATAGGAGGATAATCAAATGGCTACTATTGATGAATTTAAAGCCCAACTAACAGGTGGTGGTGCAAGAGCAAACCAATACCGTGTAACTTTTAATACGCCTGGCGCTATCGCAACTGGTTTGGATGTAAGAAGAACTTCATTCCTAATCAAGACCGCCGCTTTGCCTGGTAGAACATTGGGTGAGATTACAGTTCCATTTAGAGGTCGTACTCTTTATGTTGCTGGAGACACGGAGTTTGAAACTTGGGAAACAACAGTCATTAACGATACTGACTTTATGGTTCGTAACGCAATGGAAAGGTGGCAAAATGGTATAAACGATTTGGTTACAAATACTGGTTTGTCTAATACTGCTGATTACCAAGCAGACCTTACAGTGGAACAACTTGACCGTGATGATACTGTTCTAAAGTCTTATATCCTTCGTGGATGTTTCCCACAGGCTATCGGTAATATTGAACTGGCTTTTGAAAGTACAAACGCTATTGAAGAGTTCACAGTAACTTGGAGATACCACCACTTTGAAGCATCAGCAGTTAACTTCTAAGAAACCTACTAAATAGTAGTAGAAAATAGGAGTTATTATGGCTGAGTTATTTGGGTTCAAAATCACTCGTTCAAAGGATGAGGGAGAGTCTTTTACTCTCCCTTCATCTGATGATGGTACTATTGAAGTCGCTGGTGGTGGTTTCTATAGTCAAACACTGGACGTAGATGGTCGAGACAAAACCGAAAATGATTTAATCAGACGATATCGTGATATTGCAATTCAACCAGAATGTGATTCTGCAATTGAAGATATTGTAAGTGAAGGCATCGCTTCTAATGAATACGATGCACCTGTTGCTGTTCGATTAGATAGACTAGAGTATTCTAGTAAAGTTAAAAAACGTATACATGAAGAGTTCGATAGAGTTCTTCAGTTACTTGATTTTAATATTAAAGGACATGACATCTTTAGAAGATGGTATGTCGATGGTCGTATCTATTACCATAAGGTGATTGATAAGAAAGAACCACGAAAGGGTATCAAAGAACTACGGTATATTGACCCACGAAAAATCAAGAAGGTCAGAGAGGTCATTAAAGATAGACCTAATCCAGTTACAGGCATTGACCCTAAAAAAGAAACACTTGAATATTATCTGTATAATGAAAAGATGGCAGATAATAGTGCTACACCACAGTCTGCACTAAAGATTACAAGAGATTCCGTTGCGTACTGTCCTTCTGGATTGGTTGACCAAACCAAAGGTACAGTGTTGTCTTATTTACATAAGGCAATCAAACCTGTCAATCAGTTAAGAATGATTGAAGACGCACTGGTTATCTATCGTATCTCAAGAGCACCAGAACGTAGAATATTCTACATTGACGTTGGTAATCTTCCAAAAATTAAAGCGGAACAATATCTAAAAGATGTGATGAATCGTTATCGTAACAAGTTGGTCTATGACGCATCAACTGGTGAAATTCGTGACGATAGAAATCATATGTCAATGTTGGAAGACTTTTGGTTGCCTCGTAGAGAAGGTGGTAGAGGTACAGAAATCACAACCTTGCCTGGCGGTGCAAACCTTGGTGAGATTGATGATATCGTTTACTTCCAGAGAAAACTGTATAGGTCATTGAATGTACCTATGTCTAGAATGGAAGCAGAACAGAATTTCTCTCTTGGTCGGTCTACAGAGATTACCAGAGATGAATTGAAGTTCTCTAAATTTGTACAGAGACTTCGTAAAAAGTTCTCCGCTTTATTTCATGATATTCTTCGCACACAACTTGTTCTTACAGGTGTGATTGCAGAAGAAGAATGGGATAAGATTAAAGAACACATTCAGTATGATTTCTTACAGGATGGTCATTTCGCAGAATTGCGTGATAGTGAAATCTTGAGAGAAAGACTTGAAATGTTGGGAACAGTCGAACCATACGTTGGTAATTTCTTCTCAAAGGCATGGGTAAGAAAACACATCCTACATCAAACACAAGAAGAGATTGATGAGATTGAGAATGAAATTGAAAACGAGGGTGGTGGAGAAGATGATATGCAAATGTCACACAAACCCAAAGGACAAATGTTATGAGTAGAGAAATGATAGATGCACTTGCAAATGGTGATAACCTAAGTGCAGAAAATGAGTTTAAGTCTGCAATCTCACAAAAAGTGGGTGATGCACTTGAACTAAAAAGAAAAGACGTTGCTGGTACTATGATTAAGCAACACGTTCCAGAAGTAGAGGAAGATGAAGAGGTTTGATGAGGTTGTTCAATCGCTCCCAGAGAAAGATGAACATAAGAAATCAAAGGAATATAAAAAACTGTCTCCTAAGATGAAGGAGGCAGTTGATAACATATTCTCAATAATGGACTCTAAACCTTCAGATTTCCTAAATACTTTTGAGAAAACTATAAAAGACTCCGCAAAGAAGTTCAGAGTAAAAGAAAAAGACCTACTGAAGTACTTTGAGAGAGAAATGCTAGGAATGTAAAGATGATTTTAACAGGAAGCGCTACTAATGTAACATCAGCAACTACATTAAACAGAGCAACAAGAGTTAGAGTTGGTGCGACTAATGCTGGAACAGTTACCATTGCTGCCGCAACTGGAACTTTTAACGCACAATCCGCTGTCGCTGGTGCAGCGATAACAATCAGTAGTCACGGTTTTGTAACTGGTGATGAGGTTACATATTCAGATGGTGGTGGAACTGCAATCGCAGAACTTACAGATGGTGGTCAGTTTTTTGTAACAAAGGTTGATGCAAACACGATTAATCTTTCAACCACACTAAATGGAACTGCACTGACATTAACTGATGGCCCATCAGAGAACCACAGTATTACCGCAACAAGGTCATTTGCTGGTTCAGTTGTTCTAGTGCAGAATCAAGTTGTAATTATTGACAAGAAACCAGGCGATACTATTGCTTGTAGTGCTGCAATGAGTTGTACTGCTGTAGGTAATCAACCGTAAGGGAGAGTATGATGACAGTTAAACTTATTACAGAACAGGTACAAGACGTACAAATCCTTAAAGAAGAGGATGAAAAAACTGGTAAGAAGAATTACAAGTTAAAGGGTATTTTTCTACAGGGTGATATCAAAAACCGTAACGGTAGAGTTTATCCTGTAGAGGTATTGGAAAAAGAAGTTAAGCGATACAATAAAGAGTTTATTGCAGAGAATCGTGGTTATGGTGAACTTGGTCACCCAGAAGGCCCGACTGTCAATTTAGAAAGAGTATCGCATATGGTCACATCTCTAGAAAGAGATGGTAAAAACTTCATTGGTGAGGCAAAGGTTATGTCAACACCAATGGGTAAGATTGTAGAGAATATTATGGATGATGGTGGTAAACTCGCAGTGTCCTCAAGGGGCATGGGTAGTTTGGAACAAAAAAATGGTGCAAACTACGTTAAAAACGATTTCTACTTGGCAACCGCTGCCGATATTGTTGCAGACCCATCTGCACCTCAGGCTTTCGTAGAAGGTATCATGGAAGGTAAAGAATGGGTTTGGGATAACGGTATCCTCAAAGAAGTTGAGGTTGCGGAAATTCAAGAGGATATTGAACGAGGCATTCGTTCAAGAAATGCGAATTACCAAGCATTGGCCTTCGCAAAATTTCTCAAAAAACTGTAATTGTATAAATATAGTATAATGAGATTAACATTAAGGAGAACTCCCAAATGTCAGAACTAGATAAGACAATTGAGGATTTGGAAGCAGAAGTTGCTGCGGAACTAGAAGAAGGAATGCACGATGCCCCTAAGAAAGGCGCCGTTGCACCAGAAAAAGGTTCTAAGGTTGACGGTGATGTAGAAGACCTTGGTGCTCCAGTGGTTAAGGGTGACGAGAAAAAAGGCCCAGATGCTGCTAAGAAAACCAAGAAAGATACTACTATTCCGACTGCCGTTAAAGGTGATGAAGCACCCCAAAAACTCAAAGAAGCAGAACACTCAGACGATGAGGATGAGGAAGAAGAACAGGACGAAATGGCACACGGTGATAAAGAAGACGATGAGCCTAAGATGGAAATGCCTAAGACAGGTAAAGAAGCTGAAAAAATCGTTGCTGATTATATGATGAAAGCAAGTGCTGCCGATAAAAAACTTATGGCTGGTCACTGCATGAATGCACAATACGGTGATAAGAAAGATATGCCTGAAGCACTTGACATCGAGTCCATTGACGTAACTGATGACGTAAACGCACTTGTAGAAGGTGAAGACCTTTCAGAAGAGTTTACATCAAAAGCAAAAACTGTCTTTGAAGCTGCAGTCAAATCCAAGTTGCGTTCTGAAATTGAACGTATCGAAATGGAGAAGACACAAGACTTTGCTGAAGAGACTGAAAATTTCAAATCTGAATTGACTGAAAAAGTTGATTCGTATCTTGACTATGTTGTTAAAGAGTGGATGCAAGAGAACGAACTCGCTATTGACCGTGGGTTAAAAGGTGAAATTGCAGAAGACTTTATCACAGGATTGAAAGCACTCTTTGAAGAACACTACATTGATGTTCCAGATGAGAAGTACGATATCCTTGAGGGTCAAGCTCAAAAGATTGAAGAACTTGAGGGTAAACTCAATGAAACAATCGAAAAGATGACTACCATGAACAAAGAGAAGTCCACACTGGTTCGTGAACAGGTTATCGCAAAAGTTTCAACAGACCTCGCTGAGACTGAAAAGGAAAAGTTTGAGGGATTGGTTGAAGATGTTGAGTTCACAGATGAAGAAACCTTCACTGAAAAACTTAACACCTTGAAGGAAAGTTACTTTCCTAAAACAGTTTCTACCCAAACCATTGAGGAAGAAGTAGATACTGACAACAAAGAAGTTGACGTTAGTGGCGCTATGGCTGCATATATGTCCGCTATCCAGAAGTCGAAACCCTATGGGGCGGAAGCTTTTAACATTGTGAAAAACGAAAAATAATAAATAGTAATAATAAAACATAGGAGAGAACGAAAATGTTCAATTCAGAAAATCTACAGGAAAAGTGGCAGCCAGTACTTGAACATCCAGATTTGCCTGGAATTCAAGATAACTATAAGCGTGCGGTCACTTCTGTCATCTTGGAAAACCAAGAAAAAGCGCTTAGAGAGGACGCTGCATTCTTGTCAGAAGCAGCTCCTGCAAATAACACTGCGTCCGTATCAAACTGGGATCCAATTTTGATTTCATTGGTAAGACGGGCAATGCCTAACTTGATTGCATATGATATCTGTGCAGTTCAGCCAATGACTGGCCCAACTGGACTTATCTTCGCAATGAAGTCTAGAATTAACTCTGCTGGTGGTGACGAAGCACTCTTTGACGAAGCCGATACCGACTTCTCTGGTGCTGGTACACACGCCGGTTCAAACCCTGCTATCTTGAATGACTCCCCTGCTGGAACATTCACATCTGGTACAGGTGACACCACTGCTAACATGGAAGCACAGGGTGACTCTGCAAACAACGCTTTCGCTCAAATGGCATTCACCATTGATAAGGCGACTGTTACTGCAAAGACACGTGCTCTTAAAGCAGAATACACTATGGAACTCGCACAAGACCTTAAAGCAATTCATGGTCTTGACGCAGAAACAGAATTGTCAAACATTCTGTCTTCTGAAATCCTTGCAGAAATCAACAGAGAAGTTGTACGTTCTATCTACAAGGCTGCAAAGCCTGGCGCTCAGACAGACACTACTACTTCTGGTATCTTCGACATGGACACAGATTCAAATGGTCGTTGGTCAGTTGAGAAGTTCAAGGGTCTTATGTTCCAACTTGAGAGAGATGCTAACGTAATCGCTCAACAAACTCGTAGAGGTAAAGGTAACATCGTGATTTGTTCCTCAGACGTTGCGTCTGCGTTCCAAATGGCTGGTGTCCTTGATTATACCCCTGCTCTTAACAACAACTTGAATGTTGATGATACTTCAACAACATTTGCTGGTGTTATGAACGGACGTTTCAGAGTGTATGTTGACCCATATGCTGCAAACGTGGCCGCATCACAATACTACATTGTTGGTTATAAGGGAACTTCCCCATACGATGCTGGTATGTTCTACTGCCCATACGTTCCACTTCAGATGGTTCGTGCAGTGGGTGAGAGCTCATTCCAACCAAAGATTGGTTTCAAGACCAGATATGGTATTGCTGCAAACCCATTCCACACTGGTACAGTTGCTGCTAGTAACGATGGTGCAATCAATATCTCTGGAAATACCAACAAGTATTACAGAAGAGTTAAAGTTACTAACCTTATGTAATCTTTTTACCAACCAACCAAAAGAAGAGGGGACTTGTTCCCCTCTTTTTTTTCTTTATAAATACTATTATGACAACGGAAACATCACCTCTTAGTAGACAACCAGATCAGTTAGACTATAGTAGTCCAACACAGTTTAGGTTTATTCTGAATCAGATACCTAAAGTGCAGTTCTTTGTTCAGACTGCGAATATCCCTGGCATAAGTTTGGGTGAAGCAGTAATACCAACACCCTACAAAGATATACCTTACGTTGGTGATAAGGTAACTTACGAAAGTTTAAATATTCAGTTTCTTGTGGATGAAAGTTTAGAAAACTACATAGAAATACATAACTGGATGATAGGTTTAGGATTTCCAAAAACTAGACAACAGTTTACGGACTTTCGTTCTAGCACATCAAACACATCAAACGCAGCTGGTAAAGCACAAACTGATATAGGTAAAGTTGGTCAAGCAGTTGCAGAAAGACCTTTGTATTCTGATGCGACACTTTCAATACTGTCAAATAAAAATAATCCACTTGTAGAGGTTCGTTTTTCTGATTGTTTCCCAGTTGCATTGTCTGGACTAGACTACACACAACAAGTCACAGATGTTGAATATCTCACAGCCACTGTTGACTTTCGTTATAAATTATATGAGATAGTGACTTTATAATACGGAGTGAAAATGAATTTGGATGAATTGAAACTTCAAGTCTCACAAGACTTGAGAGTAGATGATGAACACTTAGATACTGAATCTTTAAAAAATCAAGAAATCAAGGCAAAGTATTTAGATCACAAATCTAAATTTGAACTTCTTTTGTTTAAGGCAAAAGGAGATTATAAACGATTGTATCGTGAAAAGTGGGAATACTATGGTGGTAAGGCTGATGCAAAAATCTATGCAAGTAAACCTTTTGACCTTAAAGTTCTCAAGACAGATCTAGGTGTTTATATATCTGCTGATGAAGAAATCATAGATGCAGAAAACAAAATAGGATATTTAGAAACAGTCGTTGATTATATCAAAGGTGTAATCAAGTCTGTGGACAATCGTGGTTGGGATATCAAAAATGCGATTGAATGGAAGAAGTTTGAGGCAGGATTGACATACTAAATAATATAGTGACTTGATTAATGTAGGAGTGGAAAATGGAACGAGCAAACAACCCAAGACCTAGAGTTAATACTAGAGGTTTGGTTGATATATTTGATAATGTATTAGAACCTCATGTGGCAGAATTAATTGATATGGAAGTAAAGTCAAAAAATTATTGGCATTATGATTATGAATC